GGTGATCGTTGGTTCTTAGACGAGTATGGTGATGTGTCATCAGAATTTACTTACATGGGTTCCTATAACTAATGGACTTTGGAGAGGAGTTTCAATTAGAACATCTCCTATTCAAAGAAAGGAAATGCAGATCTTGTAGTAAAGTCAAAGATCTACTCACAGATTTTTATAGAACTAGGAAAGGAAGATCAACACTATCAGCATACTCTTACGAATGTAAAGACTGTACCGTTAAAAGAGTTATGGAGACTAGAAAAAAGAAAGATCGTTTTACTGAAATAGGTTATCCAGACTGGTAGTTCATGCATTGTTTCCCCAGTTGAAACATAGGATTTCATAAATAATCACAGAATAAAATCTGAACTTTAGAGGTAAAAGATGGCATCTCAATCATCGCCAGGTATTATTGTTCAGGAGCGCGATTTTACTAATTCACGTCTCCAAGAAACATCTACCAATGTCGGCGCTATTGCTGGTCCTTTCACGAAAGGCGAAGTAGGCGTTGCAAAATTAATCACAAACGAGAAAGAACTCGTTTCAACTTTCGGTACACCAACCGCAGACAACTACGAATTTTGGTTTACTGCTTCCGAGTTTCTTAACTACGGTGGCAATCTTCAGGTAGCAAGAATTTCTAGTGCTGCCGCTGGATTTTTAACTAACGCCAATGAAACTAGTGCAGCATCAGTAAACATCAATAACTTATCTGATTACGAAGCTAACTTTGAAGGTAGTTCACAAGCCTACAAATTCGCTTCAAAAACTCCTGGAACATGGGGTAATGCACTTCAGGTAGTAACAATCGATGCTGGTGCAGATCAAATTCTGACACTTGCTAACGGTGTAGCATTCTCACAAGGAGACGCAGTTACTGACGGAAATGCTACTGGTGTTGCCTATGAAGATAACAGTGGAGACACAACGAAAGTTGCTGTTGTTCTTGATGCTGGTTCTGCTAAGTTTGCTAAGAATGGAACAGTAAGCACAGAAAACGTTGATGCTGTTACTAGCTGGTATGACGAGCAGTATGCTATCTCTGGTTTGATTAAGTGGAGTGCAATCGCACCTCGCCCCGGAACTTCACCTTACGCTGCTGAAAGAAATGGTGCTAATGATGAACTGCATTTCGCGGTCGTAGATGCAACCGGTGCTATTACAGGAACAGCAAATACAATCCTTGAAAAAATTCTTTTCGTATCAAAAGCACCTGGTGCTAGGACTACCGAAGGAGAAGGTAATTTCTTTAAGAGTGTTGTCAAAGGTCGTTCAAAATATATCTATGTAACTGCTTACGAAGATACTGCAGTATACACACCTACTTCTGGTGTAGATATTTCTGATGCCGCTACTCCAGCAAGCATCTTCAAACTCTATGGACCTAAGTCTTACACATTGGGTGGTGGCACTGACTATCAGAATTACAATGTAGGAAACGAAACTCAAACATATCTTGATGTCTTCTCTGACACCGAGACCATGTTGATTGATTACATCCTCACTGGTCCTTCAAGTCTTTCTAAAGCAAATACATTAATCAATCTGTCTAATACCAGAAAAGATTGTATCACTTTTGTTTCACCACAAAAATCTGATGTTATCGGATCTGGTGCTTCTACTGCTAATGCTCAGACAGAAAACGTTGTAGACTTCTTTGAAGCAATCAGTGATAGTTCTTCATACGCTGTTTTCTCTAACAACTATAAGTACATCTATGACAGATTTAATGATGCATATCGTTGGATCCCATGTGATGCTGATGTTGCTGGTCTTTGTGTAAATGCTGCCGACACTGCTGAAGCATGGTTCTCACCTGCTGGTTTCAACAGAGGCAACTTGAGAAATGCGATTAAGATTGCTTACAATCCTAATCAAGCACAGAGAGATGAACTTTATGGAAAGCGTGTCAATCCTATTGTTTCATTCCCTGGTCAGGGTATCGTTCTTTACGGAGACAAAACTGCTCTTCGCAGTCCTTCAGCATTCGATCGTATCAACGTTCGCCGTTTGTTCCTTATTCTTGAGAGAACAATCAGAGACTTCTCCAAGAGTGTACTCTTTGAGTTAAATGATACAACTACTCGTAATAACTTCGCTACGCAGGTAAACAACTACATGCGCGACATTCAGGCAAGAAGAGGCATGACTGATTTCCTCGTAGTTGCCGATGAATCAAATAACACTGCCGATGTTATCGACAGAAATGAATTTGTTGCCGACATCTATATCAAGCCTTCTAGATCAATTAACTTCATCACTCTTACATTCGTTGCCACCCGCACTGGTGTTAGTTTTGACGAAGTAGTTGGTAGAGTTTGATTAACAATAAATACAAATAAGGAGATAATCAAACAATGGCAAACTTAACCGCATTTAAAGGAAAAATTGGTTACGGTCTTCGTCCTAATCTATTCCGTGTAAGCGTAGTAGATCTTGAGGCAAACATCAATTCTATTGATGGTGCTGAGGATGTAAAAGCCGGTGATGGCAAATTTTCATTCCTATGTCGTTCTGCTGGTATCCCTGCTAGCAGTGTTGGAACTGTAGAAGTTCCTTTCAGAGGTAGAGTTATCAAACTTCCTGGAGACAGAACGTTTGAATCATGGACTGTTACCGTAATGGCTGACGAAGACATGGCACTCAGAGGATACTTTGAGAAGTGGATGGATCGTCTGAATAAGCATGACGACGGCGCTGGATATACTTCAGATTTCGCTTCTACTTTACAAGTTGATCAACTTGGTAGAGGAACTGCTTCTGGAGATGATCCTTCCGATCCTCATAACATCGTAAGATCCTACAAATTCAACAACGCTTTCCCAAGCAATATCGCTCAGATTGACTTGTCATATGACAACAATAATACTGTTGCTGAGTACACAGTTGAATTCCAGTATGACTGGTGGGAAACTGATGACGTAGGGGCAAGTTCAATTGCGTGATAAATAACTACAGTAAAACGTAGTTTCATTTATACAATGGCGGAGTTATTCGGATTTTCTTTAGACAAAGATAATCAAAAGAAAAAGAAGCAGCAGGGGTTAGTATCCCCTGTTGCTCCCAATAACGATGATGGGACCGTAACAATCTCTGCTGGAGGTTACTACGGTCAATATGTCGATATTGAAGGTATCTCAAAAAATGAATTTGAGCAGATCAGAAAATATCGTGAGGTATCATTACATCCAGAAGTAGATTCTGCGATTGATGAAGTAGTTAACGAAGCAATCGTTGCTGATGGTGATGATTCACCAGTAGAAATTGAACTCTCTAATCTTGAAGTAAGCGAAACAATCAAGAAGAGAATTCGAGAAGAATTTAAAGAACTCAAAAGACTAATTAAGTTTGACAAAAAATGTTACCACATTTTCAGGCGTTGGTACATTGATGGCAGACTGTATTATCATAAGGTAATTGATATAAACAAACCCACTGAGGGTATCAAAGAACTCCGCTACATTGATCCGCTAAAGATCAAGAAAATGCGTGAGGTTAAGAAGTCAGCTACCCCTGCTACAGACAGCAATGGTAAAGTTGATTACGGAAATATTACTGAGTATTATTTGTATAACCCTAAGGGTGTATTCAATAGTAAAGCAACTATTTCAATTGCAGGTAACGATCAGTTAGGAGTAAAAATTGCTCCTGATGCAATTACATTTGTGTCATCAGGTTTGCTTGACATGAATAATAACCTCCCATTGTCTTATCTTCATAAGGCACTGAAGGCAGTTAACCAACTGAGAATGATTGAAGATTCTCTGGTTATCTATAGAATGTCTCGCGCACCAGAGCGTAGAATTTTCTACATTGACGTTGGCAATCTTCCTAAAGTTAAGGCAGAGCAATACCTCAGAGAGGTTATGTCTCGCTACAGAAACAAGTTAGTGTATGACGCTAACACTGGTGAAATTCGTGACGACAAAAAGTTCATGAGTATGCTGGAAGATTTCTGGTTGCCTCGCCGTGAAGGTGGTAGAGGAACGGAGATCACCACACTTCCTGGTGCTCAAAACCTCGGAGAACTGAAGGACGTTGAATACTTCCTGAAGAAACTCTACAAATCGCTTAACCTCCCACCATCTCGCGTAGGCGAGGAGAAGGGATTTAGTCTCGGACGTTCTAATGAGATCTTGCGTGATGAACTTAAGTTCGTAAAATTTGTCGGAAGGTTGCGTAAAGAATTCGCACATCTCTTCAATGATATGTTGAAGACCCAACTCATTCTGAAAGGTGTTATCACCACAGATGATTGGGAGATGATGGAACAGCATATTCAATATGACTTCCTGTTCGATAACCATTTCACTGAACTAAAAGAAATTGAAATGATTGGTGAGAGGTTAAATCTCGTAGAGAGAATGCAACCTTTCCTTGGAGTATATTATTCCAACGATCATATCAAACGTCAAATTTTACAGCAGACAGAAGCTGAAATGGAAGAGATGAAAATCCAAATTGACATTGAGAAAAAATCAGGTGAACTAATGGATACTCCAGTGATGCCAGTGGAAGATCCTAATGCTCCAGTACCGCCTGCAGGTGGACCTGTTGATACATCATCAAAGCCTCCTATGAAGGCACAAACTTCTAAAGAAGTTGAAAACTAAATAATATTATAATTTAATTTACTATTATGAGTGTAACTAAAGAATTGATTAACCAAATTGTCAACGGAGAAAACTCTGTGGCATCTGATGAAGTGATTGATGTGCTTTATGCTAAGGCATCTGAAGCATTGGATACTTACAAAAAAGAGTATTCCACTCAATTGATGAACCCAACTGAAGAAGAACCTGAAGTTGAGTCTGAAGTTCCTGAAGTAGAAGCATCTGCTGAAGAACCTACCACAGAACCCGAACCCACAGAAGAACCATGAAACTTATCGTAGAGCACATTGAGGATATTGAACTCCTCACTGAAGAGAAAGATGGAAAAGAGTATACATACATTCAGGGAGTATTTCTCCAGGGCGATCTAAAAAATCGCAATGGTCGTGTATATCCCATGCCTGTTCTTCAGCGCGAAGTGACTAATTACAATGAAAATTTTGTACAGAAGTCCCGTGCTCTCGGTGAACTAGGTCACCCTGATGGTCCTACCATCAACCTTGATCGCGTTTCACATAAGATTGTGGAACTTTACCAAGATGGTTCAAACTATATTGGTAAGGCGAAACTGCTTGAAACCCCTATGGGTCAGATCGCAAAGAACCTTCTTCGCGAAGGTGTACAACTCGGAGTTTCTTCCAGAGGTGTAGGTAGTTTAGAATCTAAAGGTGGTTCTAACTATGTCCGTGATGATTTCATGCTTACTACTGCTGCCGATATCGTAGCAGATCCTTCTGCTCCCGACGCTTTTGTTGACGGAATTATGGAAGGGAAAGAGTGGGTTTGGAATAATGGAGCATTTAAAGAAGCAGATCTCCAAAGAGTTAAGGAAGAGTTAGACAGTGTATCTCGCAATCAACTTGAGGGTAAAATCCTCGAAGGGTTTGAGAGACTGCTTTCTAACTTGTAATTTTAATAAATAAGTAATAGAAAATCAAAAGTATCCATACGGGGTTATTTTAAATGGCTAATTCGTTAAACGAGAAATTTGAGGATTTCGCATCAGAGAATTTTGATGCTGATACCGTTACAGAAATGAAGAATGCTGTAAATGCTGGTGCAGCTCCAGCAGAAGGTTCACATCTTCCTAGTGCATCAGGTGCTGAAGTTGCAGTTGCTAACGTAGAACCAATGTCTGCCGGTTCTTCCGAAGGTCACACAGGCAAGTTTGAAAATTCTGGCGCTAAAGCTGCCGCCGCTGTTAAGAAGTCTAAGACTGCAGTTAACTCGGGTGAAGGCAAGCAAGATCCTATGCCTAAATTAGAAGGTGGTAAGGATATGTCTGGCAAGAGTGCCAGTCGTGGTGGCGGGGACGCAATGCCTTCTCTTAAGAAAGAAGGTGCTGTCGATGAAACCAAAGAAGTTCTGGAGACAGTTGATGTTTCTGCTGACATTGACGCTCTTGTCAATGGCGAGGAACTTTCCGAAGGTTTCAAAGAAAAGGCAACAACAATCTTCACTGCTGCTGTTACTTCTAAAATCACAGAAGAAACAACACGTTTGGAAGAAAAGTATGCTGCTCAGTTAAATGAGCAAATTGACGTGATCAAGGAAGAGATGACCTCTAAGGTTGACTCATTCTTGAACTATATTGTAGAACAATGGATTAGCGATAACAAGCTCGCAATTGACGAAGGTATTCGTACCGAGATTGCCGAGTCATTTATGTCTGCTCTGAAGGGTGTGTTCACTGAACACTACATGGAAATCCCTGAAGAGAAGTACAACATGGTTGAGGGGATGACTAACAAACTAGATGAGATGGAGACAAAACTCAACGAACAAATTGAAAAAAATGTGGAATTAAACTCTGCTCTGGGAGAATTCGTAAAAGAATCTATCGTTGTAGAAGTATCCCAAGGTCTAGCAGATACTCAGAAAGAGAAACTCTCCTCACTCGCTGAGGGTGTAGAGTTCACTGCTGAGGAAACATATCGTGAAAAAATTGAGACCATCAAGGAAAACTATTTCCCTAAGGCTCAAGTCAACGAAAGCGTAGAAGCATCTGAACCTGTTGTTGAGAAGGAAGTTCCTGCTCACATGGCTTCTTATGTTAACGCAATCGCTCGTTATACTAAGTGATTTAAAATTATAAATAAATTATAGTTCACAACTAACAAAACTTTTAGGAGCACCTAATGTTCAATACCGAACAACTCCAAGAGAAGTGGGCACCTGTTCTGTCTCATAGCGATCTCCCCGAGATCAAAGATAGCTACAAGAAAGCCGTTACTTCACAATTACTGGAGAACCAAGAAAAATTCCTCCGTGAGGAGAGAATGTTGACCGAAGCGCCTACAAACGCTGGTCCCATTAATACACCTACAACCGGATCCGGCGCTGTTGCTGGTTTCGACCCCGTTCTGATCTCATTGATCAGACGCTCAATGCCTAACCTGATCGCCTATGATATCTGTGGCGTTCAACCCATGAACGGTCCTACTGGACTGATCTTCGCAATGCGCTCACGTTACGAGTCACAGACTGGTACTGAGACATTCTTCAACGAAGTCAACCAAGCATGGTCTGGCACCGCTTATGATAGCGGCAACTCTGCTGGTGGTACTGCACAAACCGGAACTAACCCTGCCGTTCTTAACGACAGTGGTACTTACACTTCTGGTAGTGGCATGGCATCGACCGCCGCTGAAGCACTTGGCGAAGCAGCATCTGCTGTATTCCCTGAGATGGCATTCTCGATCGAGAAGATCGCCGTTACTGCTAAGTCACGCGCCCTGAAAGCTGAGTACAGCTTGGAACTGGCACAAGACCTTAAGGCAATCCACGGTCTTGACGCTGAGACTGAACTTGCTAACATCCTTTCTGCTGAGATCCTTACGGAAATCAACAGAGAAGTCGTTCGCACAGTCTTCCGTTCCGCTAAGCCTGGTGCTCAACAGAACACCGCAGCACAAGGAACCTTCGACCTCGACGTTGACTCCAATGGACGTTGGAGCGTTGAGAAGTTCAAAGGTCTTCTCTTCCAAATTGAGCGTGAAATGAACGCCATCGCGAAAGAGACTCGTAGAGGGAAGGGCAACATGCTCATCTGTTCTTCAGATGTTGCTTCTGCTCTGTCAATGGCTGGAGTCCTCGACTACAACCCTGCCCTTAACACTGGTCTTAATGTTGATGACACCGGCAGCACCTTTGTTGGTACGCTGAACGGACGCATCCGCGTTTACATCGATCCTTATTCGGCACTTCCTTCTGAGGGCGCTAACGCTGCTCAGTTCTTCATCGCTGGATACAAAGGTACATCAGCATATGATGCTGGTCTGTTCTATTGCCCATACGTTCCTCTTCAGATGGTTCGTGCAATTGGTCCTGACACCTTCCAGCCCAAAATCGGATTTAAGACACGCTACGGCATGGTTCTTAATCCATTCGCTAAGGGTGACACTGCCCTTTCAGATTCCGATCCAGTCGCCGCTGGCAACGTCAACACCAACGTCTACTACAGACGTGTACGTGTTACCAACCTCATGTGATATAACCTCACACAGGTTCACACAGACCCCTCTGGGGGTCTTTTTTTATGGGTATATATTCGTAGGCATAAATTTTTATTTCTTGATTGTGCTGAAATGAACATTTTTATATACATACTAGTAGAATTGTTAGGTAACACATGAACCCTTCTTTTTGATTATGTTTTTTGAAAATTATATGGAGGCAATATGCACAATCTATTATCGAGAGGTCAACTAGCTGGATGGAAACATTTTGAACAATCAGTAGATCGAGCGGAGGTAGAATATCAAAAACTTAATGACTACTATGAATGTTTAATCGAATGTAATTCGTTAAACCAAAGTAAATGTAAACGAGTATGTAGAACTATTTTAAGTTAAAGAAATATACGAGACCCCGCAAGGGGTCTTTTTTTATCTAAATATTTAAAAGGTATATTACGAAAATGACCCAGGCAAATTGGTTGGTTGATAAAATTGATAATGCAAATTATTTGGCACCTCAAGGATTTAAACTATCTGTTTTAAAATTTCCTACGGTATCATTTTTGTGCCAATCAGTTGATATCCCAGGCATCAGAATTACTGACATCACAGTTCCCAATCCTTTCAGAGATTATTCGATTGCTGGAACCGAAACAGAATTTGAAGATCTGACAGTTAAGTTTTTAATTGATGAGGATATGTCAAACTATGCCACTATCCATAAGTGGTTGAAGAAAACTGGTTTGGCAGAAGAGTATGACACAGATAAAGATCCAGTCGAAGGTCAAGTTATATTAGAAATTTTAAACAGTAATTACAATTCAAATATTCAAGTTGAATATGATGATGCATGGCCTGTAGCACTGTCACCTATAGTATTTGATGCTACCGAAACGGGAGTTCAATATCTCACTGCAACAGTCACCTTTAAATATCTCATATATAGAATTAAGTATGATGGTACAGTGATTAGTTAATGACTTTTGATGAAATCCAAGCGATGTGGGAACAGGATGCAAAAATTGATCCTGTCGAATTAGATACTGCCTCACTCAGTATTCCACAACTACATTCAAAATATTTTAAAATTTTTTCAGAGTACAGATTTAAAAAGAAACAAGCAGCAGGAAACTTAAAGCAACTCACCCGCCGCAAGTTTGAATATTATTCAGGTAAAGGAGACCCAGAAGATTATAGGGAAAATCCGTTTGACCTAAAACTTCTTAAATCAGATTTGACAATGTATATCGAATCTGATCCTCACATCAAAGATTTACAATTAAAGATAGATATGTACGATATTATTATCGAATATCTTGAGAGTGTTATCAGAATGATAAACACTAGATCATATCAAATTAAAAACGCCATTGAATGGAAATCATTTATTGAGGGTATTAGGTAATGGCAGACATTGTTATCAGCAAAAGAAATGAAGTCTATCTTCAGATTGATTGCGAACCATATATTAAACAGGAACTGAGTGAGTATTTTACTTTTGAAGTTCCTGACGCAAAGTTCATGCCACAATTTAAGAATAGAATGTGGGATGGGAAAATTCGTTTGTTTAGTCCTGGTAACGGTCAACTTTATATCGGACTTCTTACATATCTTTTTGAATGGGCAGACGAACGAGAATATACTTGTTCTTTAATAGATAATGAATATTATGGTAAACCCGCTGATCGCGATCCAGATATTCTGCCAGAGACAGTAAGGGAGTATCTAAACTATCTCACCGAAGGAACTGCGATTAAACCCAGAGACTATCAATATAATGCTGTATTCAAAGCACTAAGAAACTATAGAAAGATCATCCTATCACCTACAGGGTCTGGCAAATCTTTTATGATCTATGCACTAGTGAGATTTTTCACTGCTGCTAATCTTAAAACTTTAATCATCGTTCCTAGCATATCATTAGTCACACAGTTATTCAAAGATTTTGAAGACTATGGATGGAACCCCGAAGAGTATTGTCATAAGATCTACCAAGGTGAGGCGAAAGTATCTGATGCTCCTGTAGTCATCACTACATGGCAGTCCATCTATAAACTTCCTAAGAAATATTTTGATTCATATACTGCTGTGATCGGAGACGAATGCCATACATTTAAAGCAAAGTCTCTCACTAGTATCATGACTAAACTTCATGAGGCTAAGTATCGCATCGGATTTACAGGAACTTTAGATGGAACTAAGACACATCGTCTAGTATTAGAAGGGTTGTTCGGTGTCTCAGATAGAGTTACCAGTACAACCGAGTTAATGCAACGCGATCAGTTGACGCAACTTAAAATTAAAATTCTTACACTCAAACATGAATCGTATAAGTTTGCGAACTATCAGGATGAGATGGAATATATTGTAACACATGATAAGAGAAATATATTCGTTAAAAATTTAGTATCCGATCTGAAGGGAAATACTCTTGTGCTATTCAACTATGTCGAGAAGCATGGTGAACCACTTTTTGAGATGATAAATAATAGTATCGGAGATACCAAGAAAGTTTTCTTTGTTCATGGTGGTGTGGAAGCATCTGAACGTGAGAACATCAGACAGTTAGCAGAGGTAAATGATAACTGCGTTATCATTGCTTCCTACGGAACCTTCTCTACTGGTATCAACATTAAAAATCTACATAACATTATTTTTGCTTCTCCAAGCAAGTCTAGGATTAGAAATCTACAATCAATTGGTAGGGTTCTGCGTAAAGGAGACAACAAATCACAAGCAGTACTTTATGACATTGCAGATGATTTTTCTAGAGGAAGTTATATCAACTATACTCTTAATCATTTAAAGGAAAGAATTAAAGTTTACAATGAGGAGCAATTTAATTATGAGATCATCCCTGTAAACATAAAAAAATGAATGATAAATTCTTCGCCTCAATCAAATTAATGACTGGAGAAGAAATTGTCGCTCTTGTTGAAGTTCATGATGAAGGTCTAATAGTCAGTAATCCTTTACTACTAGAAGACATTAGTGCTTTAGAAGATTTGTTTGAAGATGTGAAAACATCTGGATTAAAATTATCTAAGTGGATCAAATCAACAACAGACAATTTCTTTTTTATAGATGATACTAAAATTGTAACTATTAACGAACTTATTGAACCTGGACTTTCTCATTACAAGAAAGCAGTTAATGAAATTAGTACTCATGAAAAAGAGTTTACTAACAAAATTAAGAGAAGATCGACGCAAAAAAAATATCAAGGATACCGCGCATCGGTAAATGATGCTAGAATATTCTTTGAAGATCTATTCAATAAGTATTAAAGCTACTCTGTCTCTTGAACCCTTACAGAGTTATTCTACAGATAAAACCCAATGTTGTCAAGCCTGATTAAATTATGAAGAAGCATGATCTATTTTCGATACCAGTTTTTGAGTTTGAAGTTGATTTAAAAAAAATTAATATCCCAGAGATGCCTTATAGACGTACATGGGAAAGTAGAGTCTATAGTACTTTTGATGTTAGTGATAAAATAAATCCTCCCTTAGATACTCTTCAATATCTTTCTAATAAAGTATTGGAATGTTTTGATCAGATATCAGGAAAGGTTGATTATGTAAAATTTGTTAGAATATGGAGAAATAAATATGAGGGAACTGATTACCAGGGATATCATACACACCCAGGTTCAAATTGGAGTTTTATAATTTATGAAGATGTAAGTAGATCGAAAACACAATTTATAAATCCTAACCAATCAGATATATGGAATCAAAATCATCCAACACAAATTTTCCCAACTGACTATGAACCAAAATTGAGAAGTGGAAACATGATTCTTTTTCCTTCATGGTTACCTCACCAAGTATTGCCAGGAAATAGTGGAACAACGATTTCAGGAAACCTTATATGTTTTACTGATGGAGTTAATTGCTAATTGATAAATGTATGTTATAATGTAAGTACAAATAGTATAGGACACATGTGTCAAAATGAGAATCAAAAAAAAGCCAGAACATTATGTAGATAATAAAGAATTCTTGGCAGCACTCTCTGAGTACAAGATCAAAGTTGAAAGAGCCTTGACAGAAGAGACCGATCGCCCTAGGATACCGAATTATATTGGTGAGTGTTTCTTGAAGATCGCGCAGCATCTGTCCTACCGTCCTAACTTCATCAACTATCCTTTTCGTGAGGACATGATCAGTGATGGTATTGAGAACTGTGTTCAGTACATTGACAACTTTGATCCCAATCGTGGTAATCCTTTTGCATACTTTACTCAAATTATCTACTATGCATTCTTGAGAAGAATTCAAAAAGAAAAGAAGCAACTAGAAATTAAAAGCAAAATTCTTGAGCGTTCTGGATACGATGAAGTACTCCACGCTGATAAGAATGAATTAAATTACTCCTCCTCAGAATATAATAGTATCAAACAAAACATTGAGCAGAAAACTAGAAAATGAAAGTTGCCCTGATTACTGATACTCACTATGGATTTAAGAAAGGTAATCAAGACTATCATGATTACTTTCTAAAATTTTATAATGATGTTTTCTTTCCTACATTAAAGAAGAAAAAAATTAAGCACGTCATCCACTTGGGTGATGTGTTTGATATTCGTCGTAACATAGATTTCTGGTCTCTTAATTGGGCGAGGAATAATATCTTCAATCCTCTAGAGGAGATGGGTATTACTATGGATATGATGGTCGGTAATCATGATGCCTTCTATAAGAACACTCTGGAGATCAACTCGCTTGAAAGTTTACTTCAGGAGTATTCTAACCTAAATGTATATTCAGAACCCTCTGAGGTCATTCTAGACGGGCGTAAGATGGTTTATCTGCCATGGATATGTGATCAGAATGAAGAGCAGAGTGTTAGTATACTACGTGACACAGATGCTGAAGTAGTCTTAGGTCATTTAGAGATGGAAGGATTTAAAACTAATCCTACATATGTCTGTAATCACGGTCGCAGTACTAATGAGTTTTCTAAATTTGAACTGGTAATGTCGGGTCATTTCCATACTAAAAGTCAGAAAGGAAACTTTAAGTATCTTGGAAACTCTTATCAGATGTATTGGAATGATTATGGAGATCAACGTGGATTTTATATCTTTGATACTGAAACTTTAAAGTTGCAGTATATTAAAAATCCTTACGAAATGTTTCATAAAATATTTTATGATGATACTAAAAATGAATATTATGACTTAGATGTTGAAAAGTATAAAGATACTGTAGTAAAAATTGTTGTAGAAAATAAAACTGATTACACTGCGTTTGATTATCTTATCAATTCTTTACAGGATGTCACATTAGATCTTAAGATTATTGAAGACTTCTCTACGGAAGAAAGCGAGGATGAAGATATTCAATTGGAACATGAGGATACCTTAACTATTCTAGAGAAATATATTGAAGAACTTAATACGAATTTGGATAGTGGTAAATTAAAAGAGATTATGAAGTCTCTTTACGTGGAGGCACTAGAGGTGGTATAATGTATATACTCTGTCTTAAAGGAAAGGAAAACGAAGGAGCGTATGCTGTTTCAAACAGTAAGAATGAAAGAATTCTTCTGCTCTTCAGCGAAAAGGAAGACGCTGAACGATTTGCTGTTCTGCTTGAGGCAGATGATTTCCCCTCAATGTCTCCAGTTGAAGTAGACAGCGAATCAATGATTGAAATGTGCGATAGCACAGGTTACAAATATACTGTTGTTGCTCCAGACGAACTTATTATTCCACCATCACACCATGATTATTTTTGAAACTATTCGTTATAAAAACTTTTTATCTAGTGGCAATAATTTTACTGAGATAACTCTCGATACTCATACTAATAATGTGATCATTGGTAAGAATGGTGCTGGCAAGAGCACTCTACTTGATGCTCTCACATTTGTTTTATTCAATAAACCTTTTCGTAGGATTAATAAACCTCAACTTGTTAATACTATTAACGGCAAGGATTGTCTTATAGAGGTTGAGTTCTCACAGGGTAATAAAAAGTATAAAGTAATTCGTGGCATGAAACCTAATCTCTTTGAGGTTTATGTTGATGGAGAAATGCTGAACCAAGATGCTGCTACTGGAGATCAGCAGAAGTTCCTAGAACAAACGATCCTCAAACTTAACTATAAATCGTTTACACAGATTGTTGTTCTGGGATCTTCTACGTTTATTCCATTCATGCAGTTGCCTATAGCATCACGTCGTGAAATTATTGAGGATCTTTTAGATATTCAGGTGTTCTCTACCATGAATACTAATCTTAAAGATCGCATGAAGCGATTAAATGATGATATTCGCTTCACTGAAAAGGATCTTGACCTAGTAAAGCATCGTATAGAAACGCAAGAAGAACTTATAAAGGAGCTTGAGACACAAAGTGATAACTTAATTGAGTATAAGCAGGATAAAATCGGTAAACTCATTACACAAAGCGATGATGTAGTCAAGGAAAATAATAATACAAACGAATATATTAAAGAAAAACAGTCTGTATTATTTGATGGTGATAAACTTTCTAATAAGTATGATAATTTAAAGGAATTTAAAGTAAAATTTAAAACTAAAGTTACTAACTTAGAGAAAGAAAATATTTTTTATTCTAAGAATGATAAATGTCCCACATGTAAACAAGATCTTGATAAAACATTTAAGACTGATAAGATAGATCGCAATAACGATACTATCAAAGAGACTAAAGAAGCATGGAAAATACTAGAGCAACAGATAGATGAAGTCAAGGGACAAATTTCTGAATACACAGAAGTCTCTGACGACATTCGTAAACACTATAGTGTGATTGATAAGAATAATTCTCTTATCAATCATATGAATAAGCAGATCAAAGAACTAGAGACTGAAATTAAAACTATCCAAGATAGTAAGAATGATTCTAGTAAAGAGCATGAGCAGTTGAATAACTTTAATGATCAACGTGTAGGTTACGAAAGTATTCTTGCTGCTCATAAAGAGAACAAAGATTACTACAGTGTTGCTGCTAACCTGCTGAAGGACACTGGCATCAAGACCAGGATCATCAAACGATACCTACCAGTGATGAACAAACTCATCAACCAGTACCTACAGCAGATGGATTTCTTTGTGAACTTCACACTCAGTGAGAGTTTTGAGGAGACTATCAAGTCTCGTTATAGGGACGACTTTAGTTACGCATCATTCTCAGAGGGTGAGAAGTCTCGCATTGACATCGCGCTTATGCTAACATGGAGATCCGTTGCTAAGCTCAAGAACAGTGTAGACACTAACCTTCTAGTCCTGGACGAGATCTTCGACAGCTCACTTGACAGCACGGGCACTGATGAGTTATCATTCATATTGAGGAACTTCACGAACGATCTCAATTTGTTTATTATCTCGCACCGAGAACACATGGTCGAGAAATTCGATCGTGTTCTCAAATTTGACAAAGTGAAAAATTTTAGTAAAATGGAGCAATTGATTAATGGAGACTAATTATGAAATACAATGAAGATGCGCTTCTCAAGGAGTTGCGTGATTACATTTCTGGGACTTATGGGCAACACTATTCTGCTGGAAACGACAGCATTCAAACGTTAGATCTTATTGAATCGTGTGGAGACGCTGAGGCATTCTGCCGTAGTAACATCCTGAAGTATGCTTCACGATACGATCGCAAGGGCACTGCCCGTCGTGATATCATTAAGATCCTTCACTACGCATTGCTGCTGCTCCACTTCTCTGACAAATCCAACATTACTGAAGAATACCCTAACCGATGACCATGAAACTCTCTGAAAATACTTTCAATCTTCTTAAGAATTTCTCTGGTATCAACCAGTCTATTTCTGTGAAGTCTGGAAATACTATTCGTACCATTTCAGTAGCAGAAAACATTCTTGCTGAAGCAGATGTAGAGGAAACTTTCCCTAAGAATTTTTCTATCTATGATCTTAATGAGTTCCTTGGTGGCATGTCGCTGATGCGTGGTGCTGATATGGAGTTTGGTAGTGATCATTATGTAAAGATTAAGAACAATCGTTCTGCTATTAAGTATTTCTTTGCTGACTCAAGTCTGATTAAGCAGGCACCAGACCAAGGTATCAAAGTCCCATCGGCAGATGTAAACTTTGTTCTGAGTGAATCAGACATTCAAAGTCTTACTCGCGCTGCTGCTGTCTATCAACTTCCAGATTTTTCTGTGATTGGTGATGGTACTGATGTTACTGTTGTTGTCCGCGATAAGGAGAATGACACATCAAACACTTTCTCTATTAATGTTGGAAAAACTGATGATGAATTTGTCCTCAACATGAAAGTTGAGAACTTGAAACTTATCAGAGGTGACTACGATGTAGTAATGTCGAAGCGTCTCATCAGTCGCTTTACTAACAAAAGCATTCCTGTCACATACTGGATTGCTTTAGAACCAGACTCCAACTGAACTTTATTTTTATATTATGAACGACCAGTATCTCTGGGTCGAGAAGTATCGTCCTCAAACAATTGACGATTGTATTCTTCCAGATGGCATCAAACGTGATCTTAAACAACAGGTTGCTGCTGGTGAGTTGAATAACCTTCTTCTCACTGGACCACCTGGTGTCGGTAAGACTACAGCAGCAAAGGCACTTTGTGCCGAACTTGGACTATCT